TCCTTTGTTGAATACAGGGCCAGACTTTAAAATAGTCCCAAGTGTATAAGCGCCACCACCACCACCTAAAAGACTACCAGCTATACGACCAGTAGTTGCAGAACCTAACTTCTCGCCTGCCACTTCACCTGCCATACCACCCGCTTCGGCAGCAGAACCAATAACTTGTTGTTCAGCAGGACGCATCAAAGTTTGACCAAACAAACCCATACGCCTTGTAGCCGCCAATGCAGGGAACACATAACTTTCTGGAGAAGTAACAGCTTCTGTACCTTGACCAATAATCTTTTGGAAACCTGTTTGTGGCTCAACACCTGTAGTCCCAAGGGCTTGCATTGTTCCTTTATAAACAGGTTCACGGCCTGCTTTAAATGTTTCTACAACACCACCAGTAGTAGGTGCAGGAGCAACAGTACCGCCTGATGCCCTCATGCCCATAGTCAAAGGATTAAAGCCAGTACGTTCTAACGCAGAAAACAATACGTTTGACAGACCTGAAACACTACCAACAGTTCCTGCAAAGCCTTTTCTTGCAGACTCAGCCATCACAGCACCAGTAGAAGGTGCAGGTTTACCAGATAACTCTTCTAATTCAGCATCTGATAAAGCGACATCACTTTGATAGCGTTTCCCGTCAATTTCGTAAACTGGCATGGTGTGTCCTTAATCTTCAATAACAGTAACAACTTTACCGCTTTTTAGTGTTCTAGTATTGGCTTTTTTCTCTCCACCTGTTTCTTTGGCACTCAATTCAGGGAAAGATAAAGCTAAATTAACAGCCTCTGTTGGATAGCCAGCAGATATAGCAATCTTGCGTTGACGCTCAAGCTCATTATTGGCTTTATTAGTATTAACTTTCTTGATAGTCTGCATAGCACTTTGCATTTTTTGCATCGTATCTTTTGTTGGCGTAGAGGTAGCCAATGTAGACAGATAGTCTGCCGTACCACCAATAAAGGCAGGATCAGCACCAGCCGCTTTCAACTCTTTCTGGCTCAAGTCGCCTGCACCTGCAATTGCTTTAGCAAATTGAGTCTGAGCCGCACGATAAGAAGCAAAGTTATCTGTTTTGATAGCGTCTTGAATGTTTGCCAAAGCGTTATCTACTTGGTAGATTGCATTCAAAGGTTTCTCAATTGTTTGCTGAACATTTTTAGTAAATGCAGGAATATCAACAAGGGCTTTTTCGCCTGGCAATACTAATTTAGAAGCACCTGCTGCGGCTTTTTTACCTTGTTCTTCTTCAACACGCTTATTAACAATAGCTCTTTCTGCTGTGCTTAGTTGAGCAAATGGTCTGTCATACAGTTCAGCAGATACAGACTCTCTATCAGTACCAAAGCGCAAATCTTTTTCAGGTTTAGTAGTCAAACGCTGTAACTCTGTAAGACGAGTAGTAACCATGTTCATTGCACGATCACGCTCAGGAGATGAAGGTTGACTACGCAATTGATCTTGAGCATCTGTCAAACTAGCAATCTCATTGGCAATCTGAATGTCGTTAGGAACTGCTTGTTGACGCTCACGAGTGGCTTGTGCAGTTGATGCTAATGCAGCCGCCCTTCTCTGTTGTGCTTGAGCCATCTCACTCTGTGCTTGACGAGCATATTGAGCCAATGCCATAGCCCCCTGTTGATCGCCTGCTTGTGCCAACATCTGAGCGCCTTTAAGCATGGACTCAGGATCAGTTTGATCAATCTGTTGAGCAATAGCATTACGAGTGCTAATCATCTTCAATTGTGGGTCTTCTATGCCCATAGCACCCGCAAAACCACGACCTAGTTGACCAACACTAGCCTGAAGTCCTGCTTGAGCCGCAGCACCTGGCGAAAGTTGTGCCATTGCAATTCCACGATTTAAGTCTTGTCCATATTGTTGGTTTTGAAACATTTGTGGATTCAAACCAAACAGACCCGCTACGATATTTTCTGCCATGATGATTCCTTACAAGAATAAGCCAAGGTCTTGATTGCCATAAGCCAATCCAGTTCCAAATCCTGATGAACCTAAACCTGTCTGACCAAAGGCAGATTGAAGTCCAGATAATCCACCGCTAAACAAGCCACCTATTGCTTGACCAATCATAGCGTTAGGACTCCCTGCCGCAGTCAAACCTTGAGCCAAAAGATTGCGTGTTGCATCAGCACTTGTTGCCAAACCAGCACTCAATTGCGCACCTTTTAAGCCTAATTGACCAACATTAAAACCTGCTTGTGAGCCAATTTGTCCCAAGTTAACACCCATGTTATATGGTTGTTGACCCAAAGTCTCCAAGTTTTGTGCTTGTCCCAAAGCGGCTGTATAAGGTGCATAAGCAGCTTGTTGACCTGCATAGTAGTTGCCCATTGTTTGAGCGCCTGTACCAAGCAATCCTGCACCAAATGCAACTTGTTGTTGACCAGCTTGTTGTGCATTAGCCGCCAATTGAGCTTCTTGCATTGCACGAGCGTTATACAAGGCTTGCAGTTCAGGAGTAGTAGCCCCCATAGTGCCACCTTGAGCGACAGAAAGACCGCCACGACCTTGCTGTTGAAGTTTGTTTTGCAGATTAGCTAACTCCAACTCACGACCAGGTTGCAACAAAGCCATCTGCTGATTAAGATAGTTTTGAGCAACTTGTTCAGGTGATTGAGCTAAATATTGATTACCTAAGCCAAACAATCTTTGAGCGCCTGTTTGAAGAGGAGCAAATTGCTGTTGTGCGGCTTCTGCTTGTGTTAAACCTTGATTTGACAAAGCCATCAAGCGATCTTGTTGGGCTTTAACATCAGGTGTTAAGTTGTAACCTGCACTAGTCAATCTTCCTGTTGCAGGATCAAAGCCAAACTGAGATGTGCCAAACCTTGTGGTCATGCCAACAGGTCTAAACTGAGCCGCTTCTTTAGCCGCTTTTGTTTCAGCATCAATCATTGCTTGCGCTTTTAGAGCCGCATCTCTTGATGTTTGCATCTGCAACAGATTACCAGCAGTACCAAGACCACCAGAGATCAAATTAGCAGTAGAAGAACCTAACAAACTTGATAGTCCTGCTGTTCCTACCGCATTGAGTAACGGATTAGATGTTGTTGGCATAGTTTTTGGTATTTCAGGCAATGTCAAAGGTGTGCTTGGCTGAATCAATGGAATTGCTGCCGCTGTTATATCGCTAGTAATAGCAGATTGTCTTGGAGCAGTAATTGTTTGTGTTGGCATCGTACTAGCAGGAATTGTTGACGCAGCAACTGTTGCTAAAGAATTAACTACTGATGGAATAGCAGTTGAGTTTTTGCTAGTGATAATCTGCTCTGCGACATTGTTGGTAATATTTGGCGAAACAGAAGCAACGGCTGATACTAAATCAGAAACTTTTAAGTTCTGACCACTTGTTACAATAACTTCCGCTTGAGTCTGTGCTTGTTGAGGAGTGATATTTGGTACTGTTGCAAGAACAGCATTAGCAACCTCTTGTGTAGAAGCTAATCTGTCTCCAGTAACTTGCACATTAGCCAAGTTAGAACTAACAGTAGGTGCAACTGAACTAACAGTAGGTGCAACTGTTGAAACCAACGCATTAACTACTGGTTTAATAGCATTTGAGTTTGAGCTAGTAATAATCTGTTCTGCAACATTATTTGTAATGTTTGGAGATACAGAAGCTACAGCAGCCACCAAATCATTGGTAGTCAAGTTCTGACCACTTGTAATCAATACTTGTGCTTGTGCTTGTGCTTGTGGGAGAGTTACATTGGGTACTGTCGCAAGAATAGCGTTTGTAATCTCTTGCGTGGTAGCAGGTTTATTGCCTGTAACTTGAACATTTGCCATATTAGTAGGCGTTCCTGCATTAGCGGCAATTTGACTATTGACTAAAGCCAATGTTGCTTGATCTACCATTTGTGGTTGTGTTGCACCAGTCACATTCACAGTACCAGCTTGTGTTACTGGAGTAGTTGTTGGAGCAACCAAACTGCTTAATAAACCACCAGTACTTACCGCAGGGGTAGCCGTACCAGTAATATTTACAGCACCAGGTGTTGGCAAAGTGGATGCAGTAGTGCCACCAACAGCAGTTATTGCTCTATCAATGATTGCATCGTTATAACCCGCAGACGACAAAGTATCAGCAATTTGATTTGTTGACAAACCTTGGCTTGCTAAGTTCTTAGCATCAGCAATAGCAAACTGACGCTCTGTCATTCCAACATCAGCAGTAGAACCAGTAGCAAGATAGTTGTCCAATGCGGATGCTCCATAAGAAGCAGCTCCACCAAGCAAAGCACCTTTAAGGATGTCTTGTCCTGTGCCACCTGCTAATGCAGTTGTACCGCCACCAATAGTTGCACCAGTAAGACCTGCCAATGTAGAGCCAGTAGTACCTGTTAAGCCACCAAGAAGACCTGTAAGACCTGGCAATCCAACAGTAGAAGCCGCCAAACCAACAACAGGTGCGGCAGCAGCCAATAGACCACGATCACCACCACCAGCAAAAGTACCTGAGTTGATTACTTCACCAGTTTTGATGTTTGAAGTTTGCCAGTTTGCAGGATTGTTTGGGTCTACTTTAGTTTCATAAACCATCTCTGGTAAACCAGCAATCTTTTCTTCAATGTTGTCGCCTTCAATGACAGTACCACGAGCAGTCGGAATTGCTCTAACCAATGACTGAGCAACTGCAGGACTAGTAGCAGCCTGAGTAATCACAGGAGGCGTTACAGCTACAGTATTTGATTTTTGTACTTGCGCAATATCTTGAGGGGTGCTAGATGGCACTTCATTCTTAAACTGAGATAAAGCGTCAATAACAGATTGGTTATAAACAGATGTGCCTTCAGCATTGGTATGCAAAGCATCTACTAACAATTTCTTGTTTTGCAGAATCTCGCCTTGAGTACCAACCAAAGCAACATTAGAGTTAGCCTTGGCAACATCTTTGTAAATCTGGTCAACTTTAGGGTCAAAGTTGTTATTGATTACATCGTCAACAGACTTTGCATAAGGTGAACCAGTCAAAACAACATTAACACCTTGGTCGCCCAATGTCTTAACAATCTGATCCAAGTTATCTTTAACAACTGCTTTATCTACACCTGTAATGAAGTCAACACCACCAGCTTGCAAAAAAACTGTAGCGTTAGGGTCAAACTGACCACCACCCGCTAAAAATGAATTTAGTTGGTTAAGAGTGTCTGTAGTTGTAGAACCTGCAACAGCATAGTTAGATGTCTGTTGACCAGTAGCTTCGGTTAGTTGATTCTGTAATGCTGTGTTAGAGCTATTCCAACTAGCACCTGCCATGATGTTTCCACTTAGCAAACCACCTGATTTGCCACCTGTTGCCGAAGCTACATCTTGTGCAGAAATTCCATATTGAGCCATAGCTGCTTGTGTTTGCTCGGCAGTAGGATTTGTTGCTAAAAAGTTATTGATGTCAGCATACAAATCGGCAGCAGTACCGCCATTATTTAAACGCCAAGCAAGTGCATCAGAAATAGCCATAATTTAACTCCATTCTTAATACATATTATCGTCTATTAGGCTAATTTACCAAGCCCAAACAAATACTGCGCCGTTACCGCCTTGACCGCCAGCGCTTCCATCTTCACCAGAACCACCACCACCGCAACCAATGCCGCCACGACCACCAGCAGTGCCAACAGATGTTGAAGTTGAGCCACCTGCACCACCACATCCAACTAAGATTGGTTGGCTAATTAAATAACCATTAGCCCCAGCAACAGTGCCGCCAGCGGTTGTTGTAGAAAGGGCCGTGTAGCCGTAATTAGGTGTTACACCACCGCCAGTGTTTGCTGCGCCGCCCGAACCCCCAGCCCCACCAGAAAGAAATGTTGACGAAGATGGGGATTGATTTATTCCTGCCCCTGTAGAGCCGCCATTTGATCCACTTTGACCAGATACAGCACTAAAAATACCCGAAGCTGTAAAGTAATTGGCAGGCATTGCAGTACCACCAGAACCGCCGCTAGTTGTTGATCCAACAGAACCTCCACGCGCATGGAGTAATTCATAAGTCCCTGCTCGTGCGTAGTAGTAAACAACTGATGGGCTGCCATCAGCGCCGCCACTACCACCTCTACCAACTGCAACTAGAATAATGTCCGGAATAAATATAGCGGGGCCAATCCATGACACAGTAGAGCCTGAACCGCCACCACCACCCCCAACGGACGCATTCCCATTACCCCCGCCAGCACCGCCGCCGATTAAAAGAAACCGTACCATTGACGCGCCACGAGGTTTTACCCACGTACTGGTAGTATTGCCGTTAGTTCCGCCATAGAACTCTTGATAGTTGGCGGATTGAGGTGTTGGAAAATTAAATACGTCTAGCATTTTGTCACCATGTAATGATTACTACAAGACCATTGCCGCCATAACCACCGTCTGCACCGCCGCTGTCACCGCCACCGCCGCCGCACCCTATTCCACCCACTTTACCGCCTGTTGTTCCGGCAGCATATCCTCCAGCACCAACAATAATTGGCTGCATTTGGAAAAATCCGTTTCCACCAGTGTTGAAGTTATATCCATAATAGGTAGTTCCAACTCCACCGCCTTGTAGAAAAGTTTGATTTGAAGTATTGTTGCCTGAATCGCCAGCAACAACATTAAGAAATCCCATACAAGTAAAATTATTGGCAGACATTACAGCACCTCCAAATCCGGGGCTAAGTCCGGGAGATCCACCGCCTCCGGGAGCCGCGCTTAAAAGTCTGTAAGATTCTTTTGCTTTTACATCATAATAAATAACTGATTCTTTTCCAACTTGTCCTGCGCCGCCTACGCCACCGCCCGGGCCTCCAGTGCCAACCATTACCGATAGTTGGTCTGGTATTAAAAATGCCGGGCACATAAAGTTTGTAACAGCACCAGAACCGCCGCCACCACCTGTATCAATGGAGTCATAACCACCACCGCCACCGCCACTACCAATTAAACAAAAATAAACAAACGACGCGCCTTGTGGTTTAGTCCAACTTGCATTTGTTTGATGATTAACCGGTGTTGTGTTAAATGTTCTAGGCGCTTGGAATATTTGAATATTTGCGCCTTGTGGTGTGGGGTATTTAATAGGATATGACATATTACCAACTTGCAATTAAAACCATGCCGGGGCCACCTCTACCGACGTCAACGCCACCGCCACAACCAATGCCACCCCTACCACTACCTTTTGCACCAGTCCCAACAATAATAGGTTGCATTTGAAATATTCCAGAATAATTGCCTGTGGTTCCTAAAGAATACCCATAATTGGCTGCTAGTGAAGCATTAAAAGTAGTTCCACCAGATAAAAATGTAGTAGTTGATGCGTTTTGCGATCCACTCACACCAGCTTGTCCAGCTGTTGATGTATAAAATCCAGAAGCGGCAAAAGGGCCGGCGCTTGTTGCAGCTCCGGCAACTCCGGCGTTACCCTGATTAGCCGTCAATATATAATATATACTTGCGCCATTTTTGTACACAATATAAGTAGTTTGTGCCGCTCCCCCTGCGCCGGGTTGAACTACAAGGCTATCGGGGACGTGCTTCGCAGCGCCATACCAAACAGTTACCGCTCCAGAGCCACCACCGGTAGAACCATCACCATTACCGCCAGCGCCAATCAAAAGCATATACACATGGCTAACACCGACAGGTTTATTCCATGCTCTTTCAATTCCATTAGACGATGTACTAGCATCGCCAGAACCATAAAACGTCTGGATGTCGCAGCCTTGCGGTGTGGCTATTGGGAATGGAAACATCGTTTAAGCCCAAGCAGGTGCTGTAGCGTTGTCGTTTGTGCAAGTGTACTCAACCTTGTCCTCTGGTGACAGCAATGTGCCGTCAACCCGATAAACACCAGTTGTCCAACCATCTTCCATTTTTTGATAGCCCATTGAGCCGTCAGAAAAAGTAATTTCAAACCATGTGATCATTTTAGTAATCTCCAGCGATTGTCACCACAGAGTAACCAGTACCAGTAGAACCAGTAGAAGTACCAAATGTCACATACAGCAAGTAGCTTGGGTCAAGCGCCACGTTGACTGGCAATTCAAACACGCTAGATGCGGCTGTTTGTGAAAGTGTTACTGCTGGCAATGTGATCTCATCATACAACCAAGTGTTTGTTGCGCTTGTTGTTGTGCTAGATGAAATAAACACACGGCAAACAGTTGCCGCTGGCGAACCTACTGGACGAAAGCGAACCTTCTGAACATACGAGCCATTAGTACCAGCAGTAAATGCTTTATACAAAGTTCCAGTACCATCAAGTGCTGTATTGGCTGTTGGGCCAACAACAAGACCTGAGTTGTTTGATGCTACTGAGTCAACATCGCCAACGATGGAATAAATAGGAGAGGTATTTGCAGGCATGATTTTCCTTTAACAAAGAATGCAGTTAATAGCAACGGCTCGAACTAAGCCAATTGAAGTTGAACCACCACCACTTGATTCAATAGTAATTGAACCAGAAGCATTAGTGATAGTGATACCAGTTCCAGCAGTTAATGTTGCTGCCGTATAGTTTGTGCCATTACCAATTGGTATTTGACCATTTGTAGGCGTTGTAGTAATTCCTGTGCCACCATTAGCAACAGGCAAAGCAGTACCAGAATAGGTAATTGCCAATGTACCTGAAGTTGTAATTGGACTGCCTGCAATACTGAAAATACTTGGAACAGTAGCGGCAACACTTGTAACAGTACCTGATCCACCACCTGTAGAAGCAATCGTGATTGAACCACTACCATTGGTAATAGAAATACCTGAACCTGCTGTTAAAGTAGCTTTAGCAAGAGTGTTTCCTGTTGAATTACCAATCAGCAACTGACCATCTGTGTAGCTTGTCTGTCCTGTTCCACCATTGGCAACAGGCAAAGTTCCTGTCACACCTGTTGACAAAGGAAGTCCTGTCAAGTTAGTTGCTGTACCACTTGAAGGTGTACCTAAAACACCGCCATTAACTAAAACAGCACCACTAGAACTTGTATTGACAGCTAAAGCAGTTGCTACGCCTGTTCCAAGACCTGATACGCCTGTGCTAATAGGAAGACCAGTAGCGTTGGTTAATGTTGCACTAGATGGCGTTCCAAGGGCAGGAGTCACCAAAGTCGGGCTATCTGCAAAAACCAAAGCACCACTACCTGTTTCATCACTAACAGCAGAAGCTAAATTAGAAGATGAAGGTGTAGCCAAAAAAGTAGCAACACCAGTACCCAAACCACTTACACCAGTAGAGATTGGCAATCCTGTGGCATTTGTCAAAGTAGCAGATGCAGGAGTTCCTAATGCGGGTGTCACCAATGTTGGCGAGTTTGACAACACTACAGAGCCTGTGCCTGTAGATGAAGTTACACCAGTACCGCCATTGGCAACAGGTAAAGTGCCAGTAATGTCGGAAGTAGAAAGGCTTACTGCATCCCAAGTAGCGTTAGTGCCATCAGTCTGAAGATATTTGCTTGCGTTACCTGTTTGACTAGGCAATAGGTTATTCAAAGCAGCAGTAGCTGTAGAAGCTCCTGTACCACCATCAGCAATAGCCAAATCAGTAATACCAGTAATTGATCCACCAGTAATATTGGCAGAAGCATTGTCAGTCTTAGTGGCAATAGCAGTCTGAATATTGTTGAACTCGGTATCAATCTCAGCACCCTTAACAATCTTTAATGGATTGCCAGGCGACAGATTGTCTTTAGATGCAAAGTTCGTGGTTTTGGTGTAATTTGACATGATTTACCTCTTAGCCCATTTTGCCATCTTTGGCTTGAATTTCAATCTTTTGCAAAGAAAACGAAATATTGTTAATGGTTGTTTCATAACCAGTTTGGACAATCTTTCCCGCACCTGAAGCATTAGCGGTAAGAGTCTTAATAGCAACTCCACCTGTGTATTCAGCAATGTTGTACTCAGCAGTACCATACTCATAACTTGCCTGTGAAGGAATATAGACATTCTCGGCTTGATAAGAACCAGAATAGTCAAATCCCCATAAAATTGTTAAGTACTGATTTGAGCCACCAATCACAATGGCAGTCACATTCTTGAGAATCGAAATCTGGTTAGGATTACCCAAGTCAGCATTGTTTGTATAGTAAGCAAAGCGGTAAGTGGCTGTGTCATCCAAATAGCCATCATATTTACCAATATAACCATTTTTGCCAATGTACAAATCACCATTTCTAAGTGATTTCAATGCTGTTGGAGCAATAGAGTCCCACTTGGTAACCCTGAATGATCCATCTTGAAGATTTTGCTTAGTATCAAAGCAATAAACTTGGAATGTTGCAGGCAAAACAAGCAGATAGAAGGCTTCTTTTTCTGAGTAAACAGACTTCAAATTAGCCAATGTTTCGCTTGCCAAAGATGAATTCAGATCAAAACGAACATTCTTAGAGATGTCTCGCAATGGAGCAGACTTCTCTTGGATAGTCCTCATCAATGAACGAACGCCTGAGTCTGACAAGAAAACAACATCAGAACCAATGCTCTGAATCGTATCCCTTGCAATACACCCAATAGAGCCTACTGTGTCGCTCAAAACAAGTGATGCAGGAGTAGAAGCGCCAGAATAGACAAGAATCTGTCGTTTACCAAAGATAAACAAGAAGTCATTGTGAGCAGCCAAGCCCATCACTTCATCAGCACCATTAGGCCATACACGAGAAACATCTAGTGTTCCTGAAGTGCCACCACCCCATACATGACCTGCAATCAGATCAGAGAAGCTAATAGTTACTTTGTCAGTAGAAGTGTTAGCAACCCACAGACGACCAAAAGCAGAGATACAAATATTGGCTTGTGGAACAGTAGCTACATAACCAGATTTCTCAGAAACTCTGCGATAAGTAGTTGTACTTACAGCAGGGTCGTAAATCAAAGGGTCATGCCCTGTTTGAAAGAAATATGCAATGCCATTGAGAGTCGCACATTGCCAGTTATTAGCGGTAATGGTAGGAGCAGTACCACCACCACCATAGGTCAACTCAGTTACCGCATTGGATGTGCCAAGTTTGAATATCTTGCTATTTCCAGCGAATAGAACTGTTAGTGTGCCATCATTCTGGACTAACTCGTGGATAACACCAACATCGTTAGCACCAAGGTTTCCAGAAGAAGAATTAACCTTTGTCCAACCTTTTCTAGCACCAATACGACCATATTGATCAAGGATGCAGTTTGTAGCAACTAAAGCAAAGCCAGACCCTAAATCTAAGGGCGAATCTTCAGTATTCAGGCCATAAAAGCCTGGTGCTGAAAGACTGTAACTTTGTAGTGGCGATGCCATTAGACTGCCTCAAAATTGTCTTCAGGATAACGAGTGCTTTCCATTGCAATGGCATCAGAAAGCATTCCACGGAACAAAGCATAAGCCTCAGAAGAGTTAGTTCCACCATCTTCACCACGCTCAATCAAAGCACGAGCATAGGCACTCTGAGCCACCAAATAGTCCAATACTTTGACAGATGTAGAGTCAGAAGATAGTGCTGCTTGAGGAACAATCACATCAAACAGAATTGTGTAAACGCCATCAGGAATTGGGTACAAATCAATCTTTGTGTCACCACTAGAATCTACTCCGTTGTAGCAGTATTCAGATGGAATTCCTTGAACAGGAGTCACAAAGTTCAACTTACGATTCATGCTCGTAAAAGGAACATCACCCATCACAACATTGCTAGTTGTATTCAGAGCATCCATTACACGGAACTTTTGACCAACACCAGTCAAAGAATAAGAATGTGTGCCACCAGTAGTTGAAATTGTTACTGTTTGTGACAAGCAATTCCAAGTGTATGTGTCTTCGATCTGACGCTTGGCATCATTGACAAACTTGCCAATCAAAGCAGAATAGGTTGTTTCGCCAACAGTAGATACTGTGCTTTCACGCAAGCGAATTAGCACATCGTTAACAAGTTCTAAGTAGGTCATGTTCGTTGCGCTCCTTGAACTTCAAAAGTTCCAATCACAGAAATCGTAGAGCCAGTTTCTGAAGTTGTTGTGATGTAGTCGCCTTCTTCTAAAACAATGTATTGATTCACATCAATCTCAGCAAGAGTTGATTTAGCTGTTAATGTGTATTCAGTTGTTATTGGAATAGAAAGACTTGCACTTGAATCGTACCAAGTGAAACTAATGTGTTTGTTTGATGAGCCATTGTTTGATGCGTGTAAAAGCACACATTTGGCATAATAGCCAGTCGGAACTGTATACAGCGTAGTAGCTGTAGCAGCAGTTAGATTTTTACCGACTGATACTGGTCTCACTTCTTATTCCTCTTAGAGATCGCCTTGGCTTTAGCCTTAGCGTCTTCCTTGGACGATGCACCCCAAGCTCTAAGAGAAAGTAAAAGTCGGGTAGGCTTTCCATCTTTCATCTCAGCGCCAGGCATATTGCCCATTCGTGCTAAAAAGGATGCCCTACGAGGGTTATCTCCCGACTTAACTG